CACCGCCCCCCTGCGTTGCTGCCAACATCTGTTGGAAGATTTGTGCCGGTGGCACGCCCTGAGCTAGTGCCTGCCCAATCGCTTGCAACACAGGCGGTGGTAGCTGTTGCAGTGCTTGGACGACCATAGCGGCTACCTGCATGCCACCGGCACCTGACTGCGTTTGCTGCGCAGCCTCTGCACCACCGGGTTGTCCTTGCGGTGCATTACCAGTGCCGCCCATACCGGGTGCACCACCCTGACCAGCAACAAGCGTCTGTTGCACCTCAGCGGCGATTGCGTCCCAATCCTCCTTGCTGACAGTGAAGTCATCGAACGCTTTGCTCATCATACTGAGCGTGACCTTCAACGCAGCAGCCGGTGCAGCACGCACATACTGCGCCAACACCTGACCGATCTGTATCGCCTCCTGCTTCTTCTGCTGCGTGGTCAACTTCTGCGTACTGCCACCAACCACAGTGATGCTCATCGCAGCAAGATCACGCAGGTTGTCCAACGGTCGCCAGAACGGCGTCACATCCAAGCCCGTCAAGTCGTTGACCGTCTGTGCATCCATGAACCGCAAGCACAACTGCGCCAACTTCCAACCAACATCACCGAGTGCGTCCTCAATCGCGTCCAGACGCATGTCCATACGCATGTTGCCCATCGTGCTGTAGTAATCAATCGCACGGTTGGTCGTGTTCGTCTTGAACTCACCACCACGTTCCGCCTCGCTCGTAGCAGCGATGCGGTCGATGCTCATGTACAAGTCCTTCTTGTCGAACAACTGAGTGAACGCCATGCTCGGTGGCGGTATGCTGAAGATCGCATCCTCATGCTTCATGCCCTCAGGCAACGTAAGCGGCGTAGCGACAGCCTCCGGTCCCTTCAGTATCCGATCAGCATGCTCCTGCGTCATACCGGTGTTCGGGTTGTAGAAGATATTCCTGCGTGCCCACAACAACGCCCTGCGACGCTCATCATTGATCTCGTTGATCTGGTCCTGCTGGTCGAGGTAGTAACTCACCTCACCCTTGGCATACATTGCCACTGGGTTGTCATGGAACCACATGGGTGTCAGTGGGAAGAAGCCCTGCAACTGGTATGGATCGTCCCACACCCAGATCGGCCACTTCCAGTCATTGTCTGCGTACAGCTCCAACCGGCGCGTCACCTTGTCCCACACGTACCAGACCTTCGTGCGCTGCGCCTTCTCATACGTGTCCTTGTCATCGAAGCCATACGCGCTGTAGCTGGCATCAGTCTTGTCGAACAGCGTGAAGTCATCCTCACCGTTGTCACCAGACGTGCCACCATTCATGATGTGCGTCGGCTCGAAGATCGAACGGAACTCCTCCTTCTCCTCATCCTCAGTCGCAAACACTGCGTTGATGTACTGCGTAGGCAGAAAATCTTCGATCATGATCCAGTTGGCGTCTGTGAGGTAAGGATCAGAACTATCCCAATCAACCAATACCTTATTAGGCAAACGGACGCGCACAAACGGTCCGCTCGGTTGGAGAAACTCGACCTTCTCTTCCAACGCAACCAACTTCTGCTCAATCTCTCTGATCTCCTCAGCATCCTTCGCCTCTGCAAGCTCCTGCGACAGCGTGACCAGATCGTTCACTGCCTGCTCGCTGCTCTTGTCCTTCTTCGTGTAACCAACCTCGAACCACGCCCTGTTCATCAACAACGCAACCAACACATTCCTCTTCGCCTTGGGCTTGATGTTCACACCGGGCGGATGCTTCATGCTGAACAGTGTATCAACCAGTCGCTGCACTGCTCTTGTGAGATCGTCACCCACTTGGTCAATCGGTGCCTCAGCACGAGGCTCCAAGCTAACCGATACGATCGGGTTCTTAGCGTACAGTTCGGGGACCTGAGCGTTAACATTGCTGAATATGACGTTCTCAGTGGACGACGCCATCTCGTTGAGGCGTCGTGCAACTCGACGGTTGCCAGCCACGTCTGGGTTCTGTTGTCCGTCACGGTGACTGGCCTGATCGTGGTTGTAATAGCGAGTTGCCTCGTCCCACGCATCGACCAAATCCTGCATCTGCTTCTTAGCCGTATCTCGTCTTGATCGCCATATTCCACCGCGCTTACTAGACACAGGAATGCGGCTGTCCGGCATAGCCTTGTAGACAGCGGCGGCCTCCGGTTGCTCCGGCAAACCCACACCGGCCTGTGCCAACGACTGCTCAAGCGGATCACCACTGTCCGCGAACTCAGGTACGGGATCATCAGGATACGTGCCGCTCATTGATCAGAACCTCCCACTGAACAGCAGCACCAACAGGATGATCACCACGATGACACCAATGCCACCGAACCCATACGGTCCATAGTGACCACTGTGGTATCCGTAGTAGCCACCACCGAAGCCAAACACCACAAGCAGGATGATAACCAGTAGCAGGATCAGGCTCATTTGTGCCTCGCCATCTTGCCTTGCCGTTGCATGCGTTCGATCTCATGCCACGCCAACCACGCAGGCGGTGCATTCGGCTTACCAACGTAGCGTGCCAACCGTGGCCGCTGACTCATCGCATACTTCCACATGTCCATCGCGTGGTCGTTGCGGTCCACAGGCTTGTCAGTCGTGTCGTCACTGCCGTCACGCTTGAAGTAGTACTCAACGATCTCGTCCACGAACCACTGACACCGGTCACTGACATAGAAGTGCGGCGCATACCGCAGACCAGTGATCGGGTGCTCATGCTGCATCATCGGTGCGAGGTACTGCCAGTTCTTGGCAATGCCACTACTGATATCGTTGTTGCCCCGCTGCGTGCTGATGCCTTCTTCCTGAAACAGCGTGGCTACGGTCTCGCCCACCGAATGTCCACTACCTGTCTTGCGTCGGAATATGTCGGGGTCAGCGTAGATCGGTCGTAGCTCGTCACCCTCTCCGCAATGCTCAGCACGTATTGTGTGTATACGCCGCGCCGCATCTGCGACGGTAAGCTCTGCAACACGGAACCCATCGAGCAGAAACACATTGGAGTCGTCGTCAACGTAAAAGAGTCCGTAACAACTGTGCCTTGACAGTCCGTGGTCGTATCCTTCCACGAACACAGGCTGAAAGCCGGACAACCGCAGTTGCCGCAGGTGTGTCCGTGCATCTTCATGCGCCACGACATGGACCGCTTCATCGAATTGGGGATAAATAAGTCCAGACAACGCACCCCATCGTCCGTAGACGAACCGTTCCCGCATAGAGCCAGTGTAAGTTGCAAGCATTCCTCGGATGTAATCGACTCCAACGTTGTCAACATTCTCGTACGTGCTCCCCTCGAACAACTCGATCAGCGGCTTAGGCTTGCCATCCACCAACACAGGCTTGCCTTCATCGTCCACTTCACACAGCAGCTTCTCACTGATCACACCGCGCTGATGGAAGTCATGCAGTGGCTTGACGATCTCCCGGTAACACCAGTTGCGTGTCGGGTTGAGCGTCGCCATGAACCATCGTGGTCCAACACGCGGCATCTTCGGGTCATCACCGACATACTCAGTGTTGCCACGCAGTCGTCCCATCAGGTCCATGAAGTCCTTATGACTAAACTCGGGGTCCTCCAACTGATCAACCACGATCCAGTCGTACGTTGCAGACAACAGGTTGCTCTTGCTCTCCTCCGTCTCCTTGCCACGCTGTGCCACATACCGGAAGTTCACTGTGCTGCCGTTCTTCAGTACCAGCGTGTTCTCATCACGACTCGGCATGCGCTTGATCCACGGTGCAGGACACCACTGCAAGAACTCACGCCTGATCGTGTCATTCAGCTTAGGATACGTGCTACGTGCAATCAGTCCATTGCAGCCAGGATAGTCCTTAGCCAACCTGAGAGCCTTGATACAAGCCGCCGCAGTCTTGCCGTTACCGAACCCACCACCGATGAACTGCACTTTTGCAACCGACTGATGAAATCGGTCATGCATGCCACCTTCGACGATCTTGTACCGCTTACTCATCAGTTGTCTTTGCCAAGCAGCATGGTCGATGCAGCCGTGGCAGTGACAGCAGTGGCACCGGGTGGGATGGCAACCACACTGTCAGTGCTGACAGGGATGACCAACACCACACCGTTGTCCCACGTATACGTCGTACCACCGGGCACACGTGCATGCGAGTACATCGTCCTGTTGCCGTGCACACCACTCACATCAACAGCAGCAGGCAACGCCACCTTCACACCCGCACCAAGCGTCAACGCCTGTCCAGCAACGAACGCCATCACACCTCTCCCATGTCAATGGTCGGCACCTCAGCCATGTCACGCTTTACAATCTCGATAACCAGACCACCATCCATTCGATGGCGATGCTCCACCACATCAGCAGCCCGATGACCACTGCGGTCCAGAATGTCACGAGCGGCAGCGATCCTATCGCCGCGCGTCCCTTCGTTGAGCGCAGCAACCATAACCTGCGCCGCATCATGCGCCTTGCGTTGTAACAGGTCTCGTACAACACCCGTCTCAGCATCGAGTACACTCCGCACAACGGCGTCGTGCATCTGTGTGAACGGGTCAGACACCTTGATGCGACCGATCTGGTCAACACTTAGGCCAGTAGCGATTGCAATCTCATCATCAGCCAACCCGAACAGCGTGTAACTCAGCACGACACCCACTGCATTCATCGTGCGTGGGACTTCGGGTAACTCACTCAGCTTCCTACGTGTCTGCGTGACGATCCGCTGTGCCTCTCGTTGCGTCGGCACTTCGATGAACTCATCCTCACGTCCATCACGCAACAC